GGTGCTAACACCGTCTATCTTTGCTTGTCTGAGCAGAGTCGCTGCAATACTCGAACTTGCTTCGTCTCCAAACCCTCTACTCTCGAAAAAACCTAAAACAGAGTCTACTTCACTAGCAGCATATTCGACTCTGTTTTGATAATATCTATCAAAAAAGTCTCTTACTGGCTGATCTGTGTTTTGTACATCGTTTCTTGGTATGTTCATAATCCGATTGACCTATTAAGTTGGTTGTTAAGTTGGGCTTCTGTCACTTTGCCAGCGCGGTCTACTTCTGCACCGCCTGTTGGTGATGCTGCTGTTGTTTGCTCTGCCGGGGCCGACTGACTCTTTGGTATTGTTGTACCAGCAAGACCGCCAGTGCCACCTTGCCCAGTTCTTGAAAGTGCTGTGTTAAGAATTCCTACACCTTCTTGTATTACACCATCCCTAGTAAGTTCTCTTGCGTTTTTAATTGTGTTAGCCGTAGACAGTAATGTTCCTAGTGAAAAGTCACCCGATGCAACGTCACCTAGTATAGAACTAGCGCCATCTAACACGCCGCCCGCGCCAAATAAGTTTTCAACGCCGCCGCCTTGTATATCAAGTGGACTTGGAACATTATCGTAGTGCGTGGTTGCAAACGTTGCAGGTGTATCTTCGTCGATTCTGCCTCTGTCATATAAGACTGCTTCGTAATTAAGAACAAGTGTATTCTCGGCTGTTCCTACACCGTCTGAATAATCCATAGAATCGTGTCCCCAACGTTCTACCATTGGGTTGATCAAAGTGTATTCGGTAAATTGTTGTCTTGACAGTTGATATAACCGTATGTTCTTAAAGAACGGACGTACTGTTCCGTTATCTAAACCATATCTTCCAGTCCTGTCACGACTATATGTATTTCTTGGGTCGTAAGCGTCAGCAACGTTTAGTTGGCGACTGTCTCTATAGTAGTACTTGTAATATGCTTCAAGTAGTAATGTAGTTACACCTATGTTATCATCATGCATTGTTAATGTAACAGGTGTATAGTCAATTGACGTTTGGACTACTTTCTTTCTATTGTATTGATTCTTGACATCTATGTTAGCAGAATACTGAGGTAAATCCGCAGTTTTAACTAACATGTTTATTTCTGGCAGGTGTCTATTTCTAAGTTGTGGAAATAGTGCAAGTGCGTCGGGTGACAGTTCAAAGTTTACAAAGAAAAGAAACTTTTGCTTCGGAGCTAGACGAAATGTATCATCGATAAAAAGTCGAGCTGCGTGTCGAAAGTCGCCGAGGTTTCCTTTAGGGTTTGTAAGTCCCTGTCCGACGTTGTCTAAAAAGCTAGTAAATTTATTTGCCATAGTAATATTTATCTTAAACTATTAACCGCGCACATAATAAAAAAGGAGCCGAAAACGACTCCTTTATATAGTTTAATCAAATTGTAGATTAACCGTTGCCGCCAGTACCTGCGCCTGTAATCAACGAACCTACTGAACGTCCAACGTTTGTACCAACGCCAGTTCCTTGTGGTGTCTGTACTGCGTTATCAAAGCGAATTGATAGTGCAATAGTAGCTGGGTCGTTAGTAGCATAGTCTAGTGAGTTATAGTTTGCGTTCTGTACGAAGCAACCATAGCACTCCCAAGTTTCTAGTACGTTTGGTTCAAATGCGCCGTTGCCGCCGTCTAACATTTCAATTCGTGTCAGGAACTTGTAATCAACACCGCTTGCTGCACTTGATTGCTCAAAGAAGTCGAACTGCTTCTGTAGCTGCTCGCCAACTTGCTTCTGAACAGCACCTGTAACGTCATCACGCAATGTAAGCGTGAGTGGTTCCCAAGTGTGTTTACCTGCAAGATATGACTTTGAGTTGTACACGTCAATTGTGATTTCTTCGAAAGTCACGTTAGGGCGTGTCACGTCCATTACTTGCTTGGTTAATTCAGTCGTCCCTGAGCTTACACCAAAGTTTTCAAGTGTCACCCTGAAGCGATACTGTAGCTTAGGCATTAACAGACCTTGGCTAGTAGCTGATTGGTCACTAGCTAGTGGTACTGTAATTTTCGATAATGATGAAATTGCCATTTATATATTCTCCTGTTGCTAGTATTTATCAAAAAGTGGGCCCTATAAAAGAGCCCATCTTTTCTTATAGACTTGCAATCTCTCCTGTGTTCTTGAGTCTCAATGGAATGTAGATAAACTCAATTGCTTTAACAGGTTCAATCGCTACATCAACGTAGAGCTCGTTGCGATCGATTCTTGCTGGTGTGTTGTTTGATTCATCACACACAACAATGTAATCGTACAGTGCTCGTTGCCCTACTAGCTCTAGCATCAAGCTCTCAACCGCGCCTTTGATCTCGTCACGTGTAACCTTGTCGTTTGGCTCGAACAAGTATGGCTTAGCCAATCTGTTGAGCTGTGAACGCAAGTAGATAACAAGTCTAGCAACGTTGATTCTATCAAGTGAACTAGCATTTCTTGCTCTAGTCTTCTGACCAAATACTACAAGTCCGCTTCCAGACAAGAATGTAATTGGGTTAATGCTGTTGCTGTACAGCGTATTACGCTGACCTTCGTTAAGTGAAACACTAACAAATTCGCCTTCGTCATTGATGTAACCACTTGCAGTTGCGTTAGTAACACCACCACGTCGTGTACCTGCTGGAGCAAACCATGGGTAGCTCACTTGGTCACTTAGTGCGATTGTGCGTAGTGCCATGTGACTTGCTGGAACAACAACGTTGTTGCCTGCGTTATCACTTGTAAAGCCTGCTGGGTAGTAAACACCCAAGTACTCGTCGAAGCTAACAAGTCCGTTGTCGTTGTCTTCAACAGCTAGGCGAACGTTTGTACCCCACTCGTTTAGTGAAGTTGCATCTGGACGCAATGTCATTGGGCTGTCGCCAACGATGAATGCAGTAATGCCTCTATCGTTGTTCAAGCTAATCATTTCGCCGATCAACTCTGGATAGTTTGGAGTTGCTAGCACGTTGAACAAGCGTGATTCGTCATCACGGATTGCATCGTTGCTGTTAACCATTGCTTGTAGCGACTGTACAACAACTTTACGCTGTGCTGTGCTACCGAAGCTACCTGAACCGTCATTCTGGTTAGCTGATTCTGTAACCCAACGGTGTGGGTAGTAATCTGCCATTGCTTCGTCACCAAAGCGAATGTTGTCTTCAGTTTGATCAATGTAATTGCGCTCGAAACGCTTAACGTTGAAGCCACTTCTACGTAGGTTGAATAAGATCATACCACGTGGATATAGTGCTGGATCAGGTGCGTCTGGGTCTAAGTAATCGCTGTCAAGCAATTGCTCAATTGTTGCTGCTGTGCCTGAACCTACACCGCTTGTTGACCAACGTGCGTCTGCAAATAGCACACCTTCGTCTGTTGTTTGGTCTGTCTTGTCAACAAGTTCGAAACGAGCTCTTAGAGCGTTGAAACGATAGATAGTCGGATAGTTCTCAATGTCTGAGGTGTCAATCCAAATATCGTTGTCTACAAGTGCAGTGCCGTCAGTTTGTTCTTCTGGCTCTGTAGCGCTCACAATAGGACCAGTTGGGTTTGTGTCAGGATACGCAGTTTTGTAACCTACCCAAGTAGTACCGTTGTGTGCCATGATGTCAACTTCGTCTACTACAGAGTTGTACCATAGTTCGCCGTCTGACGCCAAGTTCTGCGGAGCATCTTCTTGTGCTACGAAGCTAGCTTCCTTCCAGTTACTTGCGATCAAGTCGCCTACGTTGTCACCTTCTGTTGCGTATAGGTTAGCTGTTGTAGTGTTTACGTTGTTTGGATCATATGCTACGAAACCAATCAAGCCCATTAGGCCGTCTGTGTCTGTAAAGCGAATGTCACCGCCGCGCTCGTGTGTAATAACAACACGGTTCTGGCTGTCAACACTTGCAACTACGTTATCAAATCCTGCTGCGTTGATTGCACTTGCAATCGCATCAGCGTCGTCTGAGTTACCGTTTGCTGCTACAACAACATTTACGTCTGCAGAATATGTCTGCTGACCTAGCTTAGTCTCACTGATTGTTACTGTGTAACTCTGTGCCGAAAGCTGATCACTAACTGCGTTACTTGTAACAGTCGTTGCGCCAACAGCCGCTCTAGAATAAATTCTGAATTCGCCTTCTGCTGGGTCTCTGTTTTCTGAGTTGTAACGAACATACGTTGTGCCTGCTGCAAGGTTAATACCACCGCCTGCGCGATCAAGAGCATATAGAGCAGTTGCGTTGTTTGCGTACAACGGTGCATCAACTGTGTCAAACAGTTCTACTTCGCTGTTCCAACGGAAGTATCTCCAACGTGCACCTAGGTTAGGCTCAGTAGTCTTCAACCAAACACTACCTGATGGACGATCTTCGTCCGCTGTCTTAAACAGAGGTACGCTAGTGTGTGGGCTAACTTGTGTTGCTGGTGCTGAATATGTACCAGTTGGGATATTCAACTTAGACTCAACTAGCAAGTCTGTGTCGTTACCAAGTGTAACTTCTTCTGCTACAGATCCGTCGTTAAACAATGCTACACGGCCGTTGTCGTTTTCTGCAGAAACACCCAAGCTACCTGCTGCTGTATTAATAGCAGTAATATGTGCGTCTAAGTCGCCGCCTGACACTTCGTCAACAGTTACCGTA